CAGCGGACAAAACGTCGACTATCCGGGCTCCCATGGTGGTGGTGGTGGTGGTGGTGCTGGCTCCGGAGCGGGGGGTGCGCCTTACAGCTATGACCACGGCGCTACTAACGGCGTTGCTGGCACGATCAGTGCCGGCGGAGCTGGTGGTGCTGGTGGTTATGCGATTGAAGAGTATCCATACCTGTCGTACCAGTTCATCGAGGCGTATTCTGGCGGTGGCGGGGCCGGTGGTGGTTTGGGTGCTGCCGGCACGGCGGGCAGCGCGTGGGTGCCTGTGTCCGACCCCGACCTAGGTGGTATGGGTACGGGTACAGGCCCCGGCGGCGGCGGTGCGGCAGGCTGGGCGGTCGATGGCGAGTCATATGTGACGTGGGCCGCGTCAGGCACGCGCCTTGGCACACGAGGCAATTAATCGTGCAATCAGTTGTACAGTTCTTCCGCTGGTAGCAGCACCGAACAACCAGCGGTGGGCGGGCGTAGTATAATCCCGACAATCCGATACTCAGGTGACTAGGTCCATTTGAACCGAGGTCACATGCCCAGTCCTGCGATCCCCGCCGCGACCGTTAAGAAGTATGTGACGGTCGTCGAGAAATGCCTGGCGGAGGGTTACGGCTCACCAGGCCTCAAGTCGCCGTTAGGTTCAGCTGTTGTTGAGGCAGCAAAACGGCTGGGTGTCACCGAGAGCAAGCTAAAGCACCAGCTCAGGACCAGCAAGCCCAACTGGAAACTGTTCAAGCCCGCTACGATAGTCGTAGGCGGGGCATCGGCCGACAAGACCAAGATCGAGAACAAGGAGCTGCACAAGGCTCTGAAGAAAAAGGCCGCCGAGCACCAGGCTTCGGAGACCGCGCTTGCAGCCTTGATGGGTCTGAAAGACCGGCTGCCGAGCGAGCCCAGCTGGACGCTGCCGCCGCGCAAGGCCAGCGCCCAAGAGTCGATGGTGCCCACGACGATCTGGTCCGATTGGCAGATCGGCGAAGTCATCCATCCCGAGGAGGTCGGAGGCCTGAATTCGTTCGACCAGGAAATCGCCTTGGCTCGCGTCAAGCTCCTGGTCGAGAACACGCTCAAGCTCTGCTTCGACTACATGACCCACCCCACGTATCCCGGCCTCTGCCTGATGCTTGGCGGTGACATGATCTCCGGACAGCTTCACCCGGAACTCGCGGAGACGGATTGGGGTACGGCCCTCGATCAGATGCACTGGTGCTACGACAACATCGGCACCGCCATCACCGAGCTGCGCAAGCATTTCCCGAAAATCCTGATCCCCTGTGTGTTCGGCAATCACGGTCGCAACACGCACAAGCCGCACTTCAAGAATGCGGCGGGGCACAATCACGAGCACACGCTCTACAAGTTCCTGGCGGAGAAGTTCGCCGGAGACCCGAACATCCGCTTCCTGCGCTCGCGGGATGTGGATTGTTACTTCCGTCTGTACGGGCATCGTTACCGGCTGACCCACGGTGACAATCTCGGAACGGCTGGTGGTGATGGTATCATCGGCATCTATGGTAAGGTGAAGCGCGGCGACGTTAAAATTCGCAACGCAGAAGCCCCCATGGGGCGGGACCATGACACGCTTGTCATCGGTCACTTCCACCAGTGCTTCATCACGCCGCCCATGGTCGTGAACGGTTCGCTTCCCGGCTACAGCGAGTACGCCAAGCTGAAGCTACGTGTCACGCCCGAGCCGCCAGCCCAGGCGATGTGGTTCACGCATCCCGAACTTGGCCTGGTGTTCCCGAACCGCGTGTTCGTCGACAAGCCGCTACTGCACCGCGCCCCGATTGACTGGGCGAGTTGGCCGGAGGTCGCGTGAGCAAGCCATCGCCCTATCGCATCTATCAGGTCGATCCGTCGCACACGGATGTCCAGACGCAGTTGGCGTTTATGCACCTGACGTGCTTCCCCGACGTCGAGCAGGTGACACAGGTGGGCGACTGGTGGTTCGCGTACGCGATTGGCACCACGGAGCCGGTAGCGTTCGCCGGGTTATGGAAGTCGCAGCGCGAGGAGAGTGCCGGTTATCTGGCTCGTGCCGGCGTCATGCCGAGCGCACGAGGCCACGGCCTACAGAAGCGATTGATCAAATCGCGCGAGGTCGCCGCCAGGAAGAAGGGGTGGCATCTGCTGTTCTCCGACACGTTCCCCGGCAACGCCCACAGTCTCAACAATCTGTTCGCGGCGGGTTTCCGCTGCTTCGTCCCGAAGACGCCATGGAGCGGTGACGAATGGATCTACATGAAGAAGATCATCAGCGACGGTGTCGGCTGATTTCGTGCAATCAGTTGCACGACGAAATCCTGGTCGCAGACTCATTTACACCTAGCCTTAGACTCAAAGTATTGTATCTTCGGTTGTGCAATCAGTTGCACAGCACACCAAGGAGGGTGGCATGAAGGTCTATCTAGCAGGTCCGATGCGGGGCATTGCCCAGTTCAACGCCCCGGCATTTCACGAAGCGGCGGCACGCCTTCGGGCAGAAGGGCACGAAGTCTTCAGCCCTGCGGAGCAAGGTATCAAATTGTTCGGAGAAGAAGTGCGGGATAGCGCGGGCGGAGATGAAGGCAAGATGGCTGGCGATGAGATGACCATCGCCCGTACGGTGTTCCATGTCGACCTCGCCTACATATGCCTGCAAGCCGAAACGGTGGTCCTGCTGCCAGGGTGGGAGCGTAGTAGGGGCGCTAAGGCAGAGCGAGCGGTAGCTTACGCGCTGGGCCTCGAAGTTCGTGAGTACGTGGCATGAGCCTCGTAATCGCCCTGTGTGGCACTATCGGGTCAGGCAAGACCACAGTCGCCGACCATCTCGTCCTTCGCCATGGCTTCCAGCGCGTGAAGTTCGCTGACGGTCTGAAGAACATGCTCGCGGCGTTCCTGCGGATGCAGGGCTGTACCGACGAGTACATCAAGCGGTGCATCGAGGGAGATCTCAAGACCAAGCCGATCCCCGAGCTGGGCGGACGCACACCACGGCACGCCATGGTGACTCTCGGCACCGAATGGGGCCGTAACTGCATGAACACGGATCTGTGGGTGATAGCCTGGCGCGGTGCCACTCAGGGGGTTCTGGCCAATCGCACGCCCGTGGTGGTCGACGACTGCCGGTTCCTGAACGAGTACGACGCGATCCGCAGCATGAACGGCCTGGTGTGGCGAGTAGCTCGCGAAGGCGGTGAAAAAAGCAATCACGTCAGCGAGACCGAGCAGTTGCTATTTGACGTCGATGCCAACAAGCTGAACAACGCCTCGATCAATCAGCTACTGCTGTGGGTCGACCAGCAGCTCCGGGCGTACCAGAAGAAGGTCTACGCTGCGGCGGTGTAATTCCTATTGCCCCAGGTACGGACATGACTATGCTCTCCGAACTGCCAAGGAGGGCACATGGACGGATCACTCGTAGCACTGGCAATCAAGGCGAACATGCCGATGATTGCGGTGACAACTGACGACCGGCTCAATCTCGAAGCCGTGCTGAAGCATATCACCGGCAGGGAGGTCGAGAAGACGATCACGCCGGGCGCAGGGAAGATGCCTAATGGCAGCCTGTTCGTCGGCCCCGACAACCTGCCGATGCCTGCGGCCATGTATGGCGACATGGTGAAGAACGAGTGCGTGTACGTAGCGGTGAACCTGAAGAAGGTACCGACGCACTTCTTCGACGCTGGCGAGGTGCCGGTCCCGAAGGACATGCTGGAGCAGCTTCTACTGTCTGGCCTCAAGTCCAAGAAGATCGTCGACAGCGTGATGCCGGTGCTGGGTGGCCTGACCATCGCCCGAGCCGTCGAGGTGGTCCGGCTGACCATGAGCCGCGACGGTTCGCTGACCAGCTCCGGGATCGCCAAGACACGGCGCGACATCACGCGAGACGCTCGCGGCGTCACCCTGATCGACACCAAGGATGATGCGTACATGCCGCCCAGCGAGCTGGCCGGTTACATGAAAGCCGAGAAGGATTACTTCCTGACCGGAACCGACCCGCGTCTGATGCCTCGCGGCCTGTTGTTCGACGGCCCTCCCGGTACAGGCAAGACAGCGGCGGCCAAGCACATAGCCCACGAGTTCGGTATCCCGCTGTATCGCGTGGACTTCGGCACCGTCCAGGAGAAGTGGGTGGGGTCGAGCGAGGAGCATATGACCCGCGCCCTGTCGCAGCTCGATGCGGCGGAGCCGTGTGTCGCCCTGTTCGACGAGATCGAGAAGATGGTCTCGGGCTCTGACTCGACCGGGATCGGCGGCAAGATGATGGCCCAGGTTCTGTGGTGGATGCAGGAGCGGGACAGCCGGGTGTTCGTCGTCATGACGACCAACAAGATCAAGAACATTCCGCCCGAGCTGTTCAGGCCCGGACGCATCGACGATGTCATGGTGTTCAATGGCCTCAAGAGCGCCGCCGAGGTGAATGCGTTCATTGGGCATGTTTTGAAGCAGTTCCCGGCCGATCTCCAAATGCCGGTGAAAGACGTGAAGTACTCGAAGCCCGCCAGCCAACTCTTCGCCACGCAGGCCGACGTCACGGTAGCCGTCTACAAGGCTATAAAAATGAAAGCCGCAGCAAATAAAAATTGATCTTTGTCAATACCAGCCCTATCGTCCGTCCCGCTTCCAACAACTCATGGCCAAGGAGGGCCACTATGGAAAAAGTATTTATCGAGGGCACCGGCAAGAAGCCCGACTATCTCGTCATCGCCAGTAAGGGCCACATCGTTCTCGGCCTGAAGCCTGTGCTGGAGAACCTCGTGGGCAAGGACTACGAGCATCTGTCGGTGATCGGCTTCCGGCTGCGCTCCGTGTCGAAGGTCAAGGTCATCGACACGGGCGTGCTGATCGCCCCGTGGCCCAAGATCACTTTCAACGCCCGTGACACAACCCGCGCGTCGTGCACGGTGGGTGCCGGCGTCGAGCGTGTCCACGTCTCGACTGTCGAGATGCTTGGCCAGTTCCTGGCGGAGCACAATGCGGCGACCAAGCTGGCCCAGCAGGTCATCGACATGGTCGGAGACGACTGCCTGTATTCGGTCGTCGAGTTGTCTGACTTCATCGCGGCGACCTACGCCGAAGTCATCGACAAGAACAAGCCCGAGGAAGACTTCGACAAGGCAGCGGTGGTCGCCGGTGCCAACGTGATCGACCTTCAGGCCGCTGCGCTCAGCAAGGCCATCGACAAGTACAAGTTCAACTGAGTTGGCTCTTACCGCTCACCTCGACCGTTGTGTCGAGGTAGCGGGGAGCGACCGTGTCGGTCATTTCCTGCACCGTCTCGTGCGGTGGCAACCGCATACCAACGTAATACGTAGCGGCCGTGCCTGGGTAGGCTGGCCACGCTCAAGATGGCAGAAGGAGCTGAAGCTCTCGGCCGACCAGTTCCGACTGGTCTTGTTGAAGGCCGCCGCTGCCGGCCTGATCTACCGGTGCCAGATGCTTCGCGGTGGACTGAATGTGCTGCACATAGCACTCACCGACGAGTGCATCCTGAAGCTAGTAAACGGCGTCGAACCCCTCACTCCAGTGAGGGAAAAACCCCTCACTCCAGTGAGGGGAAAACCCCTCACTCTATATAAGAACCCTAAGAAAGAACCCGGAGAAAGTACCAAGATAGCGACCGACTTCGCGGTCGCGAGTTCGGAGTCCGAGAAAACCATCGAGAAGAGTTCCGGGAACGTAGTCCTGTTCCCAGGTCAAGGAGGACCGATGAACAAGCTCAGCGCTGATATTGGAAAGAAGTTTGCGGACGCTTCGTCGTACGCCCAGAAAATCGACACGCTCAAGCCGGACAGGACCGCGTCCTTGGTTCAGGCGTGGAGGGGGTCCACCAAGGCCACGGTTACCGACAAGATGGCCGGGCAGTTGAAGTACCTGCTCAAGACCCGGCCCAACGCTCTGAAGATCGTCCGGTTCGCCCTGAAGAATTGGGGCGATCTGACGTACCGGGCCGAGAAGCATCACGGTGCGTTCAAGTCTCCCAGCGCTCCGAACCTCGGCTATCTGGTAAAGTTCGCCCATGTAGCGGTGGAGCTGATGAACCAGGCCGCCAGCAAGCCGGTCGTGGTTGTGGCCCCGCCAGTGCAATCAATTGCACAGACAGCCCCGGTCAAGGTCAAGGTCAAGCCCGCGACCTTCGCCGAGATCCTCGCCATAGAGGCAGAACTGGAAGCCCTCGAAGCATTGAAGGCCGCATCGTGACCTCCCCTTGGTATACGATGCCGCACGGCGTCTTGACGGAAGAGAAGCACCACATGTTGGTGGCCAGCCGTGAGGCTATCGCCAAGGACGCAGGCATACCCCAGGAGCTGCTGTGGAGGCCGCTACCGGCCATTACCGCCGGCGAGCGCACTTGGATAGCCAAATTCAAGCAACATCGCTCAGCGGGCTTCTGTGGCCTTCTGCTGACGGGTGAAAAGCCGTCTCCTGATCCGCTCTCCCGGATCGGGGCAATCGCCGGGTGTTTGTCCCGTAATTTCGTCCGGGCACGGGTGTTCTCGTTGCTCGAAGTGCTGGCCGCCACGAACGACAACAATCCTGTCGAGGCGACCTGCCTGCTGATCCCGGACTTCATTCCGGACAAAAAGACCGCTTCGGCGACGCCGAGTTGGAAAGTGCAGCAGATCACGGCCCTACTGACTGAGCGCTGGAGCGCGAGCAACATGCAGACCGTCTTGTACGCCCCGAGCATGGCGGACATTCAGTCCGAATATGGTTCCTACGTCGGAAGTCTCATTCAGAACCATTATCAGCCGGTAGCCATCTGATGCTCAGTTCAGCACAGCGCTACGTCGCGTCGATCATCCAGATCGGCAAAGTCGAGGCGATGCTCAAGCATGGCCCGGTCAAGCACCTGTTCAAAGGAGAAGAAGCGAAGCTCTGGAGCTATTTCGACGCGCACATCAAGAAGTACGGCACGACGCCCGACTTCGCTCTGGTCAAGGCGGACACCGGCTTCGATCTGGCGGCTCAGTTGCAGCCCGCCGAGTTCTACCTGGATCGAGCCCGCGCCAACTACACGCAGCAAGAGCTGATCTCGACGATGGGCCAGGTTCAGCAGAAGTACCTGACGGGCGCATCCGCCGTGCCCGCCGAAGGCCTCGTCGCCCTTGGCAACGCGGTGATGGCCCTGTCGGTCCAGAACATGGGCCAGCAGGTCATGGACTACCGGCAGGCCGAAGACATCATCATGCAGGCATACAAGGCCAAGTCGACCGAAGGCAATAACATAGGCTTGCAGCTTGGCTGGCCCACGCTCGATGCGGCGACCGGCGGCCTGAGCATCGGCGATCTGGTCTCGCTCGTCGCAAGACCCGCAATGGGCAAAGCTCAGCCTCTGACGGCTAAGATCTTGATGGCTGATGGGTTGTTCAGAGCCATGGGCGATCTGCAAGTCGGAGACGACTTGGCGTCGATCGATGGCCACCCATCGAAAGTCGGCGCGATCCATCCGCAGGGTAGCAGGCCTGTTTATCGGGTGACTTTTGGAGACGGACGAGCCACCGAGGCCGACGAAGAGCATTTGTGGAAAGTCGGGTGTAAGTATTGGGACGAGCCACGCCTCATGACAACCAAGGAAATCATGGCGCTTCGTGCCCGAGCAACGAGATACGCGCGCACTCTGTACGTGACCACGTTCTCGGGCGAG